TTAAAGCTGTTACACATTGCTGTAGTAATTGCCATGAGTATATCCTCTTTTTAAAGTACAATGGGGCCAGCATTGAGCCAGCCCCAAAGTTTACAGTTATTAAGCTAGGTTGTAACGTGCTGTTACAAGAGCTTCTGGACGTAGAATCTTACGACCATATAGGTGCATACCACGAACGATGTCTGCGAATGAATCTGGGTCACGGTATGTTTCAGTTTTGTTGATCTGCTCTGCAGTTGCAACGGCTGAATCATGACCAGCTACGATTACACCGTAGTTATCGTCTTGTGCAGTTGTACCTGTAGTTGCAGGACCAGTACCGACTGATGGTAGGTTGTTAGAAACGTGTACACGGAAACCGTGGAAGTTGTTAAGAACCAAACCGTTTTGTAGGCCAGACCCACCGTAGTCTGAGTTTAGAAGACGTGAATCTTCGTCACGTAGGATTTCCATCATCTCAGGTGAAATGACAACCCAACGACCTGTTGTAGGAACATTCTGACCATCCATGATACGTGCCATACGTGACAAGACCATAGCAGGTGAAGCATAAGCTGTTGGCAATGCTGTAGCACCTGGTAGACGAGCAGCAAGTGGAATTGAGTCACCTGTTGTACTAGCAGATGGTGAAGTTGTGATGTTGCCAAAGTCTGACATATCCAACTTGTTAGCTGCTAGAAGTTCGTCTGAACCTGCTGTTGAGTTTGCTTTAGTACCGTTTACTGTAGTGTTAACACCATCAGCATTAGTATGTAGAGCAGACTGTGCATAACCAGATAGGTAACCAAGAACTTCTTGGTCATACTGGTCAGCTAGACGATATGCCGCACGATCAGATGCAAGACTTTGGAAGTTTACATGTGAGTGTGCTTCTTCGATATCATCGACTTTGAAGGCAAAGTAGTTAGCTTTGTCAATAGTCAATGAGAAATCGTTATCACTCAAGTCCTGAGTTGCAATAGTAGTACCACGTGTGTACGCAGTTACTGAAATCTCAGGTTCTTTAATGATTTTTACTGAGTCGCCCATTTGAGCGATTTCACCGAAATAATCGGAGTTAGTGATAGCTTCACAGACTGCAGATTTGCGGAAAGCAAGTTGCACCTGTTTGCTATAAATTACAGGCGAGAAGTTACCATTTGGTAAGTTTGTGTAGCCTGATGCGCTTGCGAATGCCATTGTCATTCTCCTTTAAGCATACGACAGATCCAAACCTTACAAGTTTTATTCAGAGGCTAATCGTCTATGGGTGCGTATCGAAAAGTATTGGCCTATACTTTAATCAACGGGCCATTCTTATTAGGTAATCCGTAAATACTTAGTAGTTTGCGAATAAGTTAGTGTAAAGTGGCACAGGTAATCCATACAGGGGCTGTACCACTTACGATTGTACATATAGTTATACTTATAAATAACTAGATGTCAATAGGTTTTATCGGGCTGAACCAGATAAATCGTAAACAAATGAGCCTGTACGGATAGCTTCCATAATCTCATCTGAACGTTGTTCATACTCACGTGCTGACATTTTAGCTACTTGTGATTCCGTAATAGCACCTTTTTGTGTATCGTCTGGACGACTACGGCTATCACGAGTTGATACAGACTTAGCTGCGTCACGTGAAGATGTTGCTGCTTTCTTTTTGCCTATGCCTTTGTCTGCCTTATACAGATCAATGGCACGTGCTGCTGAACGAGCATCATTATTATTTTCGTATAATGCATCTTGTACCCATTTAGGTTGTTCATCAGCCCATTCATGAAAGTCATCACTGTCACGAATGTCATCGAAGTCTGGATGCAGTCGCATTAGTTCAGCTTCAGCTTTTTCACGTGCTGCGTTCTCACGCATTTCATCTACTGCTTTTACACGTGTCTCAAGCTCCGCTGCTTGTTCTTGTGCTTTTTTGATTGCAATTGTTTCTACAATCTTAGCTACATCTGGATACTTTTTCATCCACGCATCTAATTGTTCATCCGATGTAGGTAGCTTCATTTCTTTACGAGTAGCTTCAGTTAACTGTGTTTCAAGTTTACTAAACTTATCTGACCACTCTTGTTCTTTCTGTTGCATATGGCGGCGTAGATCACCATAGCGTTTTTTGAAAGACTTTTCTTCGGCACCTGCAGGTTCAGTTTCAACCTCTTGTGTTTCACCTTTTTGTTCTGCAAGTAACTGTTCTAGTTCTTCTTCTTCTTTTTTAATACGATCTTCGTTTTTATATTTTTTATTGATAAAAGCAGTTTTAGTTTCTACTTCTTGAACCATTGGTTCTGCCATTTTAAGTTTCCTTTACTGGGGCCACCGTAGCCATATTGTTGGGTAGGGGGATGGGTAGCCAGTCTAATCTAAGAGTTTATCGTGTTCCTAGCCCACGTTTCTTAGGTTTTGCCATTGTTTTTGATTTTGGCCCTAAGTCAGCTAATGCAAAGTCAGTACCAAGAACTTTACTAATTACTAGTCCTTGCTGTGTACCTCGCATTGAACGTATTACATCTTTTTCATCGTCTGAAAGATTATTGTAACGCATACTTACATTGTTTAAGTATTCACCGTATGTGGCTTCTTTATCCATTATAACCTCTATTTAGCAAACTGTCTAGTGTTTTTAGACTTACCTATGTTTTTTATTTTGTATATCACACGTGAAATAGGAACGCCAACTGTTAACATTAATTTACCTACGTAGTCAGGCTTATATGTTTCAGGCTCCATTACGTGTGCAATGTGGTTTGCCCAACGTTTTGTGAAAGGAACACACCAATATTTTAAGTACAATTTAGATAGGAATGTTTCCTTTTCAATCCATTGTACCATTGGTTTAGCCCAAATGTGATACCCTTCGAGTAGTTCAGGATCAGTTTGTTTTACGTAGTCGCCAAAGGCTTCGTCCAGTTCCCATATCTTTTTATCTAGGTAACCGTAGCGATAGATAAGGTCGCAGAGGATTTTATCATTTCCTCCTCCATTACCGCCGCCGCCACCGCCGCCTCCACCTCCTCCTCCACCGCCAGAGGAAGTTGTAGTAGTTGTGGTAGTAGTAGTTGAGCTACCTTCATTTGCACGAGCACTGTCTCGTTCAGCTACCAGATCGTTTAACTCAGATGTCCATTCACCGCCTGAGTCTTTAAGTGCTTTGTTAATATCATTTTGAATAGTAGTTTCATTACGCCCTGTAGATGCAACATTGTTGTCTTTACGTTCTTGTGCGTTTGATACAGGAGCAGGGCTATCATCATTTTTACTCTTACTACTATCTGTAACTTTAACAGGTTTAAGAATACCTTGTGATTCAGCACGACCTTCGTTAATAGCTGTTTGTACACTACCGCCGTACTTATCAGCTTGTTCCATATCAGTTTTAGACAAACCTAATGCTGCACCAACAGTTGGATCAAATCCGCTTTCGGCATACTTATCTTGTTTGTCACGCAAACGGTTTACAGATACGTAATGATCTACGACTGCTGTATTGCCTGAGTCTACCGCATTATCAAATGCTTTTTGTTCTGCAGCAGACAATGTGTTTGTAGTTGCAGGGCCAGCTAGTGCGGAGTCAGCAGGGTTATACTTACCCTTAGATACTGGCTCTACTTTAGATGCTTGTGTTTTAGCTGCAGCTTCTTCTGCAGTTTCAGTTGTGTAAGTTTGACCACCAAACTCAAATGTAGAAGCACCTAGTTTACGATTACGTGCAAATGCTTCATCAAATGTTTCTTCTTTTTGAATAACATCACCAAATGCATCGTATGTAATATCTGCTGCTGTAACTGCTTCTTGTATTTCTTGTGATGGCGTTACTTGTGTTACTGTAGGCTGTGTCTCTACTGGTTGTGAAATACCTGCAGCTTCTTCATATGCCTCTTGTTGTGCCGCAGTAAGTTCTTGTACAGTTTGTGAGTCAAAACCTTTAGGAGTACCAGATGCAGCCATAACACCTTCAAGACTAGACGTGTCTGTGTAGGTTTGTGGTTGAGACATACCTGTTGGTACATCTTCTACTGTAGGAGCAACTGGGGCAGGTTCTCTACGTGTTGTAAAGTAAGGATCGCCTAATGTCGCAGATAAACCCATATCTAGTGTGGCATCGTCTGGTGTTACTGCTGGTTGACTTAACGTTTGAGTGTCTACCTGAGCAGTAGTAGTTACAGGAATGTTTGTAGTCTGTTCAGAAGGAACACGTGTAATGTTTCGTGGATCGAACGGGTCTTCACGTTCTTGCGCAGCAGACGCATATGTTTGTTGTTCAGGTGTAACAGGCATGTCAGCAAAGTCTCGTCCTGTACCTGTACCTGTAGTTGTAGTAACTGTAGGCTGGAATGCTTGTGTTGTTTGTTCTTCAACAGTAGGAGTTACAGTAGCTGATTTTACTTCTTGATCCATTACGATCTGTTCTTTGTCAGCTTCTGTTTTAGACTGTTGTGCTGCAGAAACAACGGGCTGTTGCATAACAACTTCTTCAGGAGTAGTTGCACCTTGACTACGTGGGTCTTGTTGTTCAAAGCCTGTAATAGTATTATCCTGTGTACTGCTAGGCGCAGTAACATCTGGCGTATATGGTGCCTCCATAGATTCAAGCGTAGTCTGAACAGGTTCTCTAGCGATAACATTACCAAACGCATCGTAGGTCATGTCTTCAGCTTTAACTGCATCTTGAATCTGCTGTGAAGGAGTAATCTGCGTTACTGTAGGAGTAGCTGTTGTTGTTGCAGTTGTTGTACCATCTGTTGATACAGGAATACCAGCTCCTGCTGCAGCTTTTGCTATTTCAGCCTTTTCTTCTTCAGTCTTACCAAAAGTATTATTGTACAGGTCAACAACTTTACCAATTGCACCGTTCAGAATACCTTTGCTCTTATCTTCATATGTTTTGATCATTTCATCAAACATAGTGCTACCTGCAGCGGCACGGCGTTTAAGTTCTTCTAAAACTTTTTTATCTTCAATAGCCAATAAAGTTTTTACACCTAAACCTGCAACTGGATTAATACCAAAAGCAACACCCTCAGCTAAGGTACGACCAAAACCCATACGTCTTCCAGCCTCATCTAACAGTTCTTGATCAGAAAGACTGTTCCAGTTAATAGGTTCTGATCCTTTAGTTTCATAACCATGTTTATCTTTTACAGATTCTTTATCGCTTCCTGCAGTTTGTTGATCTAGTAATGGGTCTACTGTACCGTCATCTACACCAGTACCACCGCCAGTTCCACCTGAACCGCCTCCACCGCCTGATCCGTCATCTCCTACAACGTCAGGATTGTATAGTGTATATCCATCTGGAATATCATACAAAGGCTTACCACCAATAAATGGAATAAGCATAGACTTACCTTCAGCATTACGATATTCTTTAAACTCTAAGAACGCTTCACCCATGTATTCTTTAAATTCAGGAATAGTTAAACGTTCAGGAATAGTAGCAGTACTTAGTTTTCTAAACCGTGTCTGACTAGTTTCAGGTGCAACAGCGGAAGTATCAGGACGTGTAGCTGGTTGTTCAGGACGTGTAACTTGAACACCACCGCCTGTAATACCCGTGTCAGTACTAGTAGTAACACCACCTACATTCATGTCTTTTGCTTCATCGGCTACTTCAACTACAATCAAGTCATCCATACCAAAAGGTAGATCATCAGGAAGTACAGCCTCGTCGCCATTACCCATAAGGCCCATAGCTTCCATTTGCTTCAAACCCATCTTAGCTTCTTGACGTAGCTGCATTAATGTTTTTAGACCATGATAACGTGTAGCATCTTCTGGCATTACAAACTCACCTTCACTAAGGTTTACTGGAATGTCATCACGCACACCTTTTTTAGTACCGCCTACTGGCACTTTATTGCCTGATACTGGGTCAATTTCTCCACCCTCATCTTTTAGGCCACCTTTACGGTACATATTGTTTGGTCTATTCATCATGGCGTTATCCTGACTTTAATACTTCGTCACGTAGCATCTTCAATCTACGTAGCTGATATATTGCACCTTGAGCACGATGCATTGCTATTGCATTATCTGATTGCTCCATACTACGGTGTTGTTGAGCAATTACATAATCTAAATAATTATTGAACTTGTCCCACTGGGCCTGATTGCTCACCAGAGCCTTGAGAGGGCTGAGGAGTTCCTTGTCCTGCATTTCCACTAAATCCTTGTTCTTGCGGCGTAGGTGCCTGTCCCGTTCCTATTGTTCCACCACCTGCACCAGAGGTATCCATTGCATCTGCTCCTGCAGGTGCCTGTCCTTGTTGTTGCTGTGGTTGTTCTTGTTGAAAGGCTTTCATAAGTTCAGCTTGAACTGATGCTTCCTTAATGTTGTTAGTTACTTTGTCGGGGTCAAGATCAAGAGACTTTGCAATCTCACGAATGATGTAATCAAATTTAGCAAACGGCGCAAGCATAGGATTACCTGCAACCTGCATAAACTGCATCAAGCGTTGGCTACGTACTTCGTTAGCCATGAGGCTTTCAGTGCCTCGTGCCTTAACTTCCAGATCACCTTTCATGTCTTTGTTAAAGTTGAACTGCATGTTAAAGCGGAACATGCCCTCACCAAGAGGTTTAAGCAAATAGTCGTCAACGTTTTTAATAACGTTTTTAATACTTCCTTGGGCAGCACCCATAAGCATACTGATACCTGATGCTGTACGTCCTACACCACTAACACCTGTTTGACCATGTGCAAATGATGGGAAGCCAGTAGATTCATCGGCAAGTACTCGTGCTTTGTCGAATAGCTGTAAGTTTTCTGCTGCAACATTCGGGAACTTAGTACCGAAGATAGCTTGTCCTGGTGCACCACCCTGTCTACGGAATACTTTGCCTGGGTATACTGATAAGTCTTGGCCTGGAACTAAGTTAGTTTCATCTACTTCAAT